TACTACTTACGTAGATCAGGACTTCAATTCCCAAACTACATAACTTATTGATAATACTACTTAATTTATTTTACCTTTTCTTTGAGGGTGTCAGTGACACCCTACAAATCCTGCTTGGCTATCGCGCCTAGTGCTACAAGAACAAAAGCTATTACGTAAAGAATCATGCGTACCTCTGGTTGGTTGAGGCGCAATTATACGTAGGCTAGCGATATGCGACTAATGCATTAGGTGCATCAAATATATCAGTATCCGTAATTCCGCTTTTTCTTCTTGGTCTTCTTTTTCTTTTTGTCTGGTTGATTCAACTGGCACTGCTTGCCTTTACCTTGATGCATGGCTATCTCCTAGGTGGTTGCGTTAACGGTTTGGATTGCACCGAACAGGAACATGTAACCTTTGTACGTAATCCCCGCTAAACAAAGAATTCCGATGCTTTGGATTGTCCCCCAGAACACCTGCTTCCGACGGCGTGCCTGGGCGTAAATTGTTTTCTCGCGCTCGTTCTTGATGCGTCGACGAAGGTCCACGAGCTCCTTGTACCCGTCAGGTCCGTACGTATACATGAGTAGTTCACGGAGCTCTTTTTCTTGTTGCGCCGCTTTCTTTTTAGCGGCGTAAACGTTCATTGCCTCTTCTTCAACAGATTTACTAGCTACTATCTTTTTGAAGAGTGGTGGGTTTTTAGCGTCGCGTTCAGCTTCGTTCAGGTCAGATACTGCTCCGTACCACTTACCAATTTGGCCGAGCGTTGCTTCAACGTCCTGACCCATCGAGACCATCTTTTTTACGGTGTTAAATGCGGCTGTAGCGGTTGCTATAGCTGTTAAAGGATCGACCACGTTAGCCTCCGTCTGGGGGTGTCGGTAGTAGCTCCTCTACTTGGTGAAGTGCGCCTACATTACCTGCTAACTCCTCGTTAGCGGCAATAGCAGCGATAGTCGCTGGGAAATTTCTCAGCTCTTGTCTGTAATTACGCCACGCTTGTTTTGCATCAGCGTCTAAGTCGTTATCGGAGACTTGCGTCCAGTCAGTCTCTGCTAAAAAACCTGTGCGTAAAAAACGCGCGGCTCTTACAGGGTCAAATGGAGGACGTTCTTCGTCAACTAAAATGCCGTCTACAACCTTCTTCCCATTCAAATTGAGGTTATCTTCAATATCAATATAGGCTTCGCCTTCTCCAAGGTTGTCTTTTGCTAAGCCTTCGGATGAAACAGCTATTCGCGTTTGTCCTGTATCTACTGCGTATATTAAGTACATGGTCAGGTCGCCTTGTGTATACGGATTATTCGTATATGGCCGCCTTGCATACCTTTGGTCGCGGATCCGATTGACGAGTTGCTAAAACCTTTGATGAGCCCGTACAGCCTAAACTTGTAGTCGTAGTTGACGGATAAAGTAAGCGCTGTTTTTCCGATCTTTACAGTTAAAGGGTTTGACCCGTAATAACTGGAGCCTGCGCTTCTAGAGGCAGTCAAAGAATAACTACTGCTAGTTTTGTATTTTCTATACACATCGAGGTAGACCGCACTCGCTGAAGTTGTCGACGAAGAAGAAATTGAGCCATAAGGGTCCGCGCCAAAATCAACAAAGTAAGTCCCAGTCTCCCTAATTTTGGTGTGGCTAAGGTCTAAATACAGAAGTTCTGTCAGTGTTGTCGTTGAACTCCCACCATAACCATCAGAAGTAGTATAAGTTGCATAAGGGCTACTTTGCGTAAAGTAGTGTGGCCACAGCGTTTGATTAGACAGTGTTCCACCTGAGGACTGCACTGCTGACGCTAAAACACCTACAGCGTCTTGCGATAAATTCTCAAACTTCACGCCGCGCGTAGCGTTACCTGTCTGTAGGATCAAATCCCCATTAGATGCTTCGGTCAAAATGTTGCTGTCGAGCTTTAGCTTACCGGCAGCAATAGAATCTGTGGCTATCCGATTGGCGCTTAACGTTCCAGCATTAATCTTATCTGCACTTAAATTGCCAATTTTTGCGTTGGTAATCGACGCATCTTCAATCATAGCGGTCTTGATGTAGGTATTACCGCTATCAATAAAGAATGGGACGGTATCAGCAGGCGGCGAGTTCGTAAGTCCGGTAGTTGTATCGGCTGGATCGATAATCGCAAACTTATCTGCGCGAATTATGAATGCAGATGTTGGTGTGCCATCTACTGCTGAGCTGCTTAAACCAAAACCAGATACGTGGTCGTTGTTATCGATCTTTACTGAGTACTGACCTTCGAGGCCATTAATTGAGCTTGCTTGCGTAGAAATACTCGTTGAATGCCCACCAACCGTTGTGTTGAGACTTGAAATCGCGACAGCAGCCGCTGAGTTGCTACTCGAATTTATGTAGTTAATATCAGTAATACTACTCGTGTTGCCTGCGACTGCTGATGCAAGAGAACTAAACGCGCCAACGTACGTCCAATACGTGTTGTTGCTTGAAGTTCCAGTAGGTTTGTTTGAGTTAGAAGCAGTGTGTGCTGTCGCGCACTCATACAAGTTACCGCTGTAAGTCACTAGATCTGTCAGTGAATACGCTGTCCCAGACGCCCATGCTGCAACGTTAGATAACGTGTTGATCTGAGACTGCAAAGAAGACAGTTCGCTATTAGTATTGCTAGGCAAATTACCGATCGGTGTTGCTAAATCTGTTGCAAGCTCACTAGACGTAATAGCCCCTGCTAGAACAGATAACTGATGGGCAACGTCTGTAGCGGTCGCGGCTGATGTGCCGCTACTCGCGTTCCACGGTCCTTCAATGTCCGACGTAGAAATGTGACGAATCCAGTAGTAACGAGAAACACCGCTACCAACTGGATCAGTAAAAACACGGCCTGAATCGATGCCCGCTAATGTAGCGTCACCCAATACGTCTTGATCGTGTGACCAAATCTCAGTGTGAGAATGGTTTGCGTAGCGTGGAAAGTCCCAATTCAAAATGATCATTGAGTACGCACCCGACGCAGTAAAGCTCGTTGGTTGCGGTGGGACAGTCAGGACAGGATTAGGTTCGGGTGCGAAGCCAATATTACCCGCGCCATAGTTGTTTGGGTCCCACGCTGATGCTTTAAGATCTTTTGCTAAACCTGAGTCGATCAGCTCACGAAGAGTAATCGCTCTGTCTCGAGGGTCGCCTTTCCTGCCTAGCCGTATTTCTACCGCTTCAGCTAAGTTTTCAAGGTACACCTTAGTCTGCGGATCAACCGTTGCAGGCGGCTTTGGTATCCCTGGTACTTTTGTAGGGCGCTGACTCATGACAAACGAATCTCATCCATGCTCTGTGCAAGACAGAACTCGTTGATATTTGTCCCTTCGACTTGTACTTCCCACTCTTGTGCGACAACCGCTGGCATACGCATGATTGGCTCTACTAAAGTACCGCTACTAATGCCGCTGGGCACAGTAGTAGTCTGCGTAAATGTTGCTCCTGATTTACTAAGTACATAATGAGAAACAAGTGAGCCGTCTGCATAGACTTTTACGGTTACAGGATAGGTTTCTGCTTGGACTGATACCCAGCCCATAGATACGGGTGACGGCGTTACATACTTTTTGCTTTTAAACGTAAGTGTTTTGTTCGCAGTACCACCTCGGTATTTGCGAATCTTGTTACCAACAATGACGTATAGCTGACCATCTTTAGGGTTGCGGTAACCGCCTTGGACATCAGTAGCTACAGTCAGCGTAGATAAACTTGCCTCACCACCTCTTGGGTCAAACACCCAGCCACCACCAGCATGGAACGCGACATACGTACCCTCATGCCTAAAGGCGCGAATAGTGGTCGGATAAAAGTCATCGTTCCATTGTTTTGCAGATATCTGACCTTCAGTGACCACGGACCCCGAAGCGCTTTGCACGGAGCACAAACCGTCTGGCCCTGCATAAAGAACATAGTCACCCATGTCTACGACACTTCGTTTGTTAACGCAGGCTTGCGCTAAATCTACGCGGATCGCGGTCATGGCGCTTGGATCGGTGCCCGTAATAAAGTACGGCTGACCATCTGTTAAAGCAGCGATGCCATTTGCTGTTGACGCAATCGCTACAATGTCTTCTTCCGTCGTTATCCGATAGTTAATCGGCCATGCGTGGGGTAAAAACGGTTCACTAAGACAAAATCGTTTGCCCGTAAATCCGGCCATAACTCCTTGCGCAAGTGGTATCAACCCCTGCAAAGGGCCATCTGGATATAACGACGTGTCGTCATTTGGGGGAGCAATCCAAGTATCTGAAGGTAGTACTTCGCCTAGTGTCGCGGCGTCTTTGTTGTCTGTTGTCGACGTTGTAGAAATTGCTACTTCTTTTACAAACTGAAACTGTGTGTTCGTAGAGCCAGTGTTAGATCTATAAATGCGTTTCAGCGCACCATTACCAAAATTATAGTTGCCAGATGGTAATGCAGACGCAGGCATCCCAATGGTCATACTTTGACCATCAGTCATTTCAGTAATAGTGCTAGGGGCACTTGGTGGGCCTTCTTCACCATAAGCAGTTACTAACGTATACACATAGCTTACGTCATTGGGAGTGGCGTCGGTGTTTGCCGTGCCAGTCAAAGAAACGCTAGGTGCGGCACTAGGGGCTGGCACGCCCAAACGATATGACTGCGCAGGGTAGCCTGAAGCGCCCGATACAATACTTGTGTATGTACCCATTTGCGGATACGTGCCTGCTCCAGACCAATACAAGCGGTCGTTCGTGTCGCCAGGGATTGGGCCAGGAACTACAGAAACATCGTCATCATCCCACTCTAACCAATTTGTATCGCGGTAGTAGTAAATCGAATTGCGATTTGCTGCTTGCAGTGTGTACGTATCGTTGTCTTCAGTGGTTGCTACTAATGAGCCTGACTCAAAGTCTATGTTCTCTGCTATCTGGCCAAATTGATCCCCCAGTAGTCGGGAGCTGACTGCTGGTGCAATGCCTGCAAATCTGTCTCTTTTAAAATAAACCATGTTTACCTCTTGCAACCATTATATTAGCTATGCTAATAACATGAAATAGCTTAAACGTAATAAAAGTACGGGTCTTTCACGTACTCCTCGGCTAACTGTGGTGCTGTGCCGCTTTCTTCCTTTGTGCGCCCAAGCCGATGCGGCAGAAATTTAAAGATCGTAACCGCCAAACGAATCCCAGGAA